TCAATAAATCTAATCTATAGCTTATGTCAAAGAGTTGACGTACATAACCTTAGGTGTATCTTAAAGTATACAATACCGCCAGGCAATTGACGCTATAGCATTAAAGTATACACTCAACGTCAAACTATTGACAATCATACAGGTGTGTCTACTTGTGTGCTACTTGTGTGGTCATGCATGCATATAATGAATAGATAAAAAAATATATACCCCATCCCACAATGAGACACACATAATGACCACCTTGGCCCACCATGTGACCACCATGTGACCACCATGAGACCACAATGAGCCCCTCGCGTGATTAATAAGGGACGAACATGGTGTTTTTTCGGTGGGCCTAAGGGGTAAATTTCGTTTCCAACGCTATAATATACCCTCTCACATTATTCCACTAAAATATTCCTTAGTACCCCCTAGGAACCACCCTAGGAGACACCTTGGATTTCCTACTATATTGGCCCTAAGGTAGCGAATCCTTTATTGCACCAATGGCGTATCTTACTTCTACTGCTATCGTTGATATAAGGCCACATTAGTTCCCCCATAGTCCTCTATAGGTTATCCATAACATGGCCTCAGATCGACACTCAGTCCTTCATACAGCCTTTCGGCTTAACCTTCACCATCTTCTTCTTAGTCTTCTTAGGAGCTGGTGTAGGGTTCTTATATCCTTTTAGTTTAGGCATGGTTATAGTCCCTTATGATCCCTAATTTCTCCTTTAGAGGAGTCATATGGGAGTCTAGTGGACAGTTTAGATACACCTTGGCTCTTTAGAGATGCTGGTGTAGTTGGACTTGGTACTGGATTAGGTCTCCCAAGGCTCGTATTGAAGCCCTTGTTGCCTAAATCTCCTGATACTTTTTTCACGTTCATATTGTTTCTTGTCCTTTGTTTTAGGGTACACAGTATTCTGTGTTCCACATTGTTCATAGGGAGTTGGTTCTGTAACGGGGATGTATATCATACTATCCATGAGTTCTTTAGCACTTCTGATCTCCTTCATGACTTACATACCTCACACTTACAGTCATCACAAGTGCATTCAGTACACGTACATCCTTCTTTCTTCACAGTCATCTTATTAAGCTCCTTGTTTACCAAATGGGACACACCCTAAGTTGATCTCAGGGGGTACAGGTTGTCCATCTTCATCAGCTTGTTTAAAGATACTTTTCATTTTCTTGATGCAGTCTTGTTCACTCTGAAACGTGTCACCGATACGAGAGTCAACAACAGATACAGGATCACCTCCTAAGTGAATTATCATTAATAACCAAATCATATCATCTTACTTGATTCCAAACCATTGGTTCAGGATCTTGTCCTTTCGTCTGTGCCATAAAGTTATTAATTCCATCTAAGAACTCTTCTTGTTGTCTATCTACATAGGCTTGATCTTCATCAGCAGCCATTTGTTCCCACCAATACTTGACACCCATAGCCAGTACATCTATTCTATCATCATATTGTAGGCTACCACGGTCTCTTGTAAGTCGAGTCATCTGATAAAACAGTTGTCTCCTTGGTTCTTCCTTGGAACCTTCATAGTCTCTATCTACTTCAGATCTATCGAAGATGAGTCTATGTTGGTTCATTACAGGCTCTAATGAGTCTATAATCCTGGCTTCCTTCTGGGTACTATGCTTTACTTCTTCTACATTACATCGGTGGTAATTGAATAATACTGGTTTAAAGATCTCAGTATACATACCATCACCAAAGTTAGCTTCTATCTCTACTGTATTTACTTTGTGTTTCTGAGCTATCTTAGCTAGTTTCATGAGTGTTGATTTATCATATCCACCTTTAAGACCACCTATTTCAAGTACAAATATCTTACCATTGAGTATCTTAGTTACACAGTAACCAGTTTCATCCTGACCTCTACCTGATGGATCTATGTGCATAGCAGACCCTGTGTATGTAAAGTAATCCTGTGATACATTCATAGCCCTATAGAAGTAGTCTCCAGTGAGACCCACAGCAGGTAGATCTAGTAGATCATCCTTACCATATAGGACTTGTCCTGGTCCACTCTCAGTACTCAAGGGTATTACTATGAGATCAGCTAGTTTAAGTGGGTATCTCTGGTCATCTTCACCAGAAGTATCCAACATGAACTGCAGGGAGAACCCTGAGTTACCATATGAAGCTCTACGTTCTTCTAAGTCTAAACTATCAAACCTAAGTGGATCTGTAGGAGCACCCACAGGCAGCTCCAGATTGTTTATAAAGGGAGCTAATCTATGTGCGTAGAACTCCTTAAGCTTTGCATTAGGCATCAATGCAGGCCAAATGCGGCACTGATAGCCCCTATCCTGTAGGTTAGAGTAGAGACTTTCCTCTACTTGGGGTGTCCCAAGGTAGACTATACGTCCAACCTTAGGCATAACTACCGCATCAAACTCTTTTACTACCTCTCCTAGCTTGTCTCGCATGATCTGAGTAAGGGCATTAGAGAGTACTTCAACGTCATCCGCTATTATAGTGTGTGCTCTACTACCGACAATCTGCCCAGTAATACCAACAGACTTGACAGAAGGAGCGTGGGCAGCACGAGAAGGAGCAACGTCAAAGGCCACATTGGAGTTACGCTGGTCCTCTCGTGCACGTAAGTGCTGGAGGATTGGCATTTCGTGGATAATTCTTTTGGTGAATGTACTAAAGTCATCGGACCTCTGTTTGGATGCTGAGATTACTAAAAATTTATCTTGTGGATCTACTAGTAGCTTCCATACGACATATGCAGAGGTAATCCAACTCTTACCCACACCTCGGAAGGCTTGGATAATTAGTCTCTTAGGACCATGTTGGAGGTACTCTGCTATATCATATTGGATTGGAGTGGGAGGAGGGAGAGCAAGGTGCTTCCATGCAATATATAGGAAGTTCCTAAAGTCCCTCTTAATTGGGTCTTGTTGTGTGTTCATACATTAATTTGTCCTCATTTCTTTATCTGTTTTTTGCACCTATAGAAAGTCCACTTCTAAGTTTATTTTTAACTTTATTAAGTTTACGTCCCATAAGTGTTTTTCTAGTATGGTGCTGTTCAGCAAAAGCTTTCCCACTTTGAGTTCCACCTCTATGATCTTTAAGTGATTTTTCTGCGTCTTTTAAATACTTTTTGTGTGCTTCGATTTCAGCAGCTTGAAACTTTTTACCAGCTTCTTTCTGTTTAGGGGTTTTCATATCTGAAGCGGTTTTTAGTTTTTTAGCAGTTAAGGCTAATACTTTTTTTGATTTCAACTTTTCTTTCTTCATCACTTGTTTTATAGGTTTATTTTTCCTTACAGTTGATCCTGTATTACTTTTCCGATTTTTATCAACTCCCATTAGTTTGTCCTCATTTCTTTAGGTGTTTCATCAAAAGGTAAATCCTCTGTTATTGCAGTTATATCTTCATTAGCAGCACCCATACACTCAATGTTGTTGTCTCGTAAGAATTGACGAGCCACGTTAAGTACGGATGCTGGAGCAGATATTGTTTCAAGCTTTCCATCTTTATTCTCCACTTTAGTTCCATTCTTGATCTGATCAGCAAGAGCTTTCGCTATGATGCCATGCAGCTTACCGAGTTCATTAACGGTTGCATTACTCATTTCTTACATACCTCTTTAAATAGATCATTGTTTCTAGCCACCTTAGCCACATCTTTAATTACATGGGCAGGAGGCTTTGCACTCTTGAGCCACTCTTTAGTGGTGGGACTAAACTTTACTTCTTCATACCATAAGCACTCTTTCGAGTAGTATGAATCAGCATTGTAAAGTCCCATCCCAAAGTTAGTAGCAGGAGCAATCAATTCAGGGAGTACACTACACCCCGTCAAGAACATCAGGGAGTTTAACACGATCCCTAACTTCAGCTTTTGCTTTATCGAGTTCATCTTCTACTTCTCTTAATGCAGCCATCCCTTTTGGGTGGTTGACGTTATTAAAGATGTTACCAGCCAGCCAATTAAAGATAGGCCATAGCTTACCTAAGACAGGGATTTTATTAACAAACCTGTCAGGCATTGCTCCTGTTAAAGCCGTAAACATCAACACAATCTCTCCTGCAATCTGGAACCAACTCTGGTTCATAAACATTTCCATCAATTTTCTCCTTTAGTTAGGTGTACATACATAGTAACCAAGACACCATCCTACAACCAGCATTAACGCCATTGTCCACGGATATCTATTTATTACGTCCATTATTTACAGTTCCTATCCATTATTGATACATTAGTAACTAGAGCTATTGGGATAGCCCCATATCCTTTATAGACATTCTTAAAAGGTACTTCTCTATTGTAGCCTATGATCATGTGGTCATCTTTGATTTCCACAAAGAATCCTGAGGTCTCATATACCTGTTTAACTAGTGTGATGTCTGTAATGTCTAGCTCTTCTGAGCTATCATAAGCATCTATCCACTCTACTATTACTAGTCTATCTTTAGCTTCCTTTATGACTTCCTTGGTAATCCTATCCACCTATTTCTCCCGATTTTTATTAGCTAATAAGTGTTGAAGTATTATGTTCACATCATGTCTGATGGGACTTAATTGGTTCTCTAGGTACTGCCTATCTACTTGTTTAGCCTCTATTTTATCTAGACGCTCATGGGCTACATCAA